CATGTTCGTGTGTGATAAGACACCCTGCTATATGTCTTGTTTTATATTTGAAATGCTTTTGAACACGTTCAAATTTTATTCCTGCCTCAAGCAGTAACGTAGTACGTCCATCATTTAAGACGTAGCAGTTACCACTTGAACCAGTTGCTATTGTTTCAATTAAAATGGCTCTTCTTCGCTTTCTTTTTCTGTTGCAGGTTCTTTTATTTCTTCAAAGTCAGATACATCAATAGGCTTATCATTTTCTAATTCTGTGTATTGTGCTTCTTCAAGAACTGGTTGTTCAAAGTCCAATTGTTCTTGATTTGCATTTTCTTCAACTTCTGCGTCCAACACTTCTTTGCGTTGACGTTGTTCGGATTCTTGTGCGTATTTGAAAAGATTGCTATCTGTTGATGTGTTGATATAACGTTTAGCAGCTCTATTGATAACTGTTTTTTTAGCCATTTCTTCTTTGAAATTATTATGTGTTTTAGAATTTTGTAATGCTTTTTCATCTTTAATCATTGATGACTGCATCCATGCTTGTTTAATTTGTTCAATAGTCATGACTTCAATATAGTTATCTCGTCCATCATTAAATACGATTGTGCAGTACGCACCGATAATGTTTTCTTTGTCGATGTTAAAGAAGTCTTGTTCGTGTTTAATCGCTTTGATACGTCCTGTTTCTCCCATTTCTTGCTTGAATGTATCGCCTTTATAAATCACTTGAGCAACAACATCTTGAGCACCTGCATCACGTTTTAACATCATTACATTACCGTGATAGCTACGTTGTAACTGCATTTTGTTGCCGTAAGGAATAAAGTAGCATTGATTTTTAGCTGGATTTAAACCTTGCGTTACCATGTCTAATAAGGCATTTGCTTTGCTTGTATCGTTACAACTCATTAATTTGTTATCTTGGCTGATTTGTAACCATGCTTGTTTCATGGCATTACTTGGTGAATAATCATTTGGCAATTCCAAATTGCCTTGTGACTCTAAAACTCTCACTTTGTTTAATACGTTGTCAGATACGTTCTTTTCTTGTACTAATTGTTGTTCAATAGTTTGTAATTTATTATTTTCAGTCATTTTATATAGTCTCCATTCTTAATTTTTTATCTTGTTCATTTACTATCAATTGAATTTGTTGTGATTCTGTTTTGATAAGCTCTGTTACTGATTCAGCATTATCAATAAATATTGGCGCTGTAACTTTAAAATGTTTTGATAGTGTGTTGATGATATCTAAGCCAACATTAATTCTTGAGGCGTTATTTAAACCGCTGTCATACTCGACACCATTAACCGTTGTTGAACATGTTTCTTCTAATTCGCCGTTAACTAAGGTATTGAATAACTTAAATTCAGCAATCTCAAATTCATTATTGATATTTTCAGTAAGCATTTTGACTTTTGTTGTTGTAAATTCTTTTAAGATATAAAGGTCATGTGAATACTTTTCTTTTTCATCCAATAATCTATCTTCTTCATTTCTTAATTCAGAAATAACATCATCTAGATGTTTATTTGATTTTTCGATTGATCTTGACACTTCAATTTCTGATTTTTCTTGAGTAAGTTCGCTTATTTTGTCATCTATTCCTGAAACGTTATCTTGAATAGTTTTCCTAATGTTCGAGCGTTTTTGATTAATCTCGTTTATCTCTAACATTACTGCTTTGTATTCGTCAGTTTGTGTAACGTCAACATGAGTCGTTTTCAACTTATTAATTTTGTTTTGTATTCTTGCTGAACGCTCTTCTGCTTCGTTGATTTTAATTTGTAGATTATTGTTGTCATCCTCTAACTTCTCGATGATTGGCTTTATTTTCTTGCCTTCTGAAATAATGTGATTGATAGATGTTTGTATTGTTTCTAATTCTTTCGATTTTTTTACATTGAATTTCTGTAAAGCTTTTTCTCTTGCCTCATTCACTTGTTCAGCTGGTAACTGTTGACCACAACAACTACATACATTGTCATCAAGATATTCAAATTTTTGATTTTTAGCTTTTTCTAAATCACTTTTTAATCCTTTATGATTTTCTAATAATTGATTACGTCTATTTTCTTCATGTGCGATTTGTTGTTTGTTTTGCTTTAATCTTGTTTTAAGGTTCGCAACCGTTCCATTTTCAACGTGTAGCTCATTTGTTAAAGTATGGATTTTGTTCTCATTACTGGCGCTGTTATTGTCTTCTATGCGCTTCAATTCTGATTGTTTATCAGCTAATTGGTTACGCAAATTAATTTCTTCTGCACCGTTTTGAATATCTATACGTTCATTTTCAAGTTGCTCAATTTCTTGTTTGATAATTGCGTATCTATCATTATCGAATTCCGGTACATCCTGCTTATTTTGTTGCGTTTGGTTAATACGTATCGGAATATCTTTGATATCTTTGTTAATCTGTTTTATCTTGTCTGTAAGAATCTTTTTCTTTGTTTCAATTTCGTGATCTCCAAGAATATTATTTAGTTCTTTAAAATCATCATTTGTTTTAATGACATCCTCATCATTGATTGGTTTAGCGATTTCAAACAACAAACTTCTTCGCTTCTTCCAATCTAGTAAGTTAAATGCTTGAGGGTTCGTAATTAACTTGAATACATCTTCATCAATCAGTTCATCAATACGAGCTTTATAATCCTTTACTTTTATTGATTCATCATTGATATATTGTTTCTTCGTTCGACTTCGTGAGTATTCCTTGCGATTCGTTTTTTGATTTATTGTGTACTTAGGATGTGACTCTTTTTTAAAAGTCGTAATTTTTCCGTCGATTTCAAATTCTGCGAAAACAGTCGGAATTAACTCATAATTTTCTTCGTTTTTTTCGTTTAAAGGTACAGGGTTAAATGATTTGGTTGAACCGTCTAAACCCTTATCGAAAAGCAGCCATTGTAATGCGGTTGCTGTTGTAGTCTTGCCAGTCGCATTATTGCCGTATATTTTTGCATCTTTACCGTCAAAGTTAAATTTTTCTTCTTTGATTCCAGCAAAGTTCGATATAGTTAACTTATTTATTTTCATATCTTTCCTCATGCTCCTTTTTTAATCTTCCGATGACCTCTTAGCACCTCGATAATTAAATTTTTTATTCGTTCATGGCTGTCTGGATTGATTTCATGTATCTGCACAAGCTTATTGTTTGTTTTGTAACTGTCGTGATAGTGCAAGAAATTAATCGATAAGTATCCGTGATGATTACGTTCAATTTCCAATAATGCTCGTTGGTTTGACAAAGTATATTCGTCGAATAACGTCTTAAAAATATTCAATATATTTCTTTCTGTATCTCTCATGCTTATACCTACCATTTCATGACTAAGTTAATTAGCCTGTCTCTTTCGTCTGTGTTCTCTTCAATCCATTCATAAATAGATTGATTTAATATGTCTAATGCTGTGTATAGATCATTCTCATCTGTTATATTTATACCGTCGATAAATCTATCTTCTAAATCTAAGACATTCACTAGAATGCTGTAATCTTGTTTCTTAACTGCTAATTTAAAATCGAATCCGTCTACATTAATTACTTTTTGACATACATCGCCAATTTTGTAGTACATTGTTGACACTTCCTTTATTTCGTTTTATATTGAACATGAATTTTTTCTTAAGTGTTTGTCACTGTTACTTGTTGTCGCAAGTAGCAGTTTTTTTATTATTTACAAATTCTTCTAAATCTTTTAAAGCTTGTTTATATCCCTTGTCATATGCTACTTGTTCAGAATCTCTTGAATATTTAGGAATTTTTACATTGTCGTATTCACCGTTTAAATAACGATTAATTCTATCTCTCTTCCGATCGGTAATTCTTCTTGAACCATTTCTTAACTTAATAAAATAAGTATCAGAGAAACCTAGCAAATATCCTATTTCTCTCACCGTTAAATCTTTTTCTTTCCTTCTCTTGTCAACTTTTTCCATCAAGTCTTTATCTGACATCTTTTCATTCTCCTTTGTTGTCATAAAAGTATTCTTTGTAGTATATGAATGTTGCGATACTTGCGAATCCCGCAATTGACCATGCTGTAGTGAAGTACAGCAATGGCATAAGCACAATCGCTAAGACTGTGAAGCACAGTACTGCTATTAAGTAGCTTTTATATGTGTCGCTCATTTGGCATTCTCCTCTTCTTTCATTTTTATAATCATGTCGATATATCCTCTCTCTAATGCAAAGTCGAATAGCATTTGTTGAATGTGTGGTGGCATTTCTATCATTCCTTTCGTGTATAATGTTGTTATCAACCTAAAGTGGTGATAAGTATGGATGTGTATATTAAATATTCATCTGGGGACGATTCAGTCATCCAAAATTTTCAATATCTTCTTGTAAATTCGAATAACGGCAATGAAAAAATCTCTAAAGACAAAGTGTCTAAAAAAGTTTTTACGCCAGGAAAGCGATACACCTTTGTCGGTGACAAAACTGTAAGTATATTTACAGCAGCTATTTCTCATGTCGAATTTATCGATTAATCTCTTTAAGCAACTCTGCAACTGCTCGCAACAGTTCAGGGTTGTTTCTTGTTTCTAAATTACTGTTTGCATGTTTTAGTAAATTGAGTTTTAATTTACTTTTTTCTTTAGCGATTCTAAATTTTTGTAACATTTGTTGTGCCTCCTTTGCATTTCCAAAAATTTAATATAATTTAAATTCGATACCATCTATTTGAATGTATAGATTATCTAAATCAGGGATTGCCTTTTTATATAAACCAAATCTTGATTTGATATCTGCTAATAAATAGGTATCTAAATTACCAATTGATAATAGTCGTCTATTACCTTCTTCGTCATAGTAGTAATAGATGACTTTTTTGTTTTGAGCTTGCATTTGCTGTGCCCTCCTGTTAAGCAGTTACGTTAGCTTCATAACCGAATTCAGTCATGATTTCATGTATTTTCAATCTGCCTTTTTGTGTCCATCTAGTTTGTAAAACTGTGTCTTCTCTGCCATCAGAACGCACAATTGTTATAGTGTCTGAATCTGTGTAACTCTTGCCCATGTGTTCTGAGTAAAGCACCCACTGTTTATTTACTTTTCGTTGTAGTCTAGCTTCGTGTAGTAGTTTGTTTAACTTTTGTGCTGATATACCGTAGTCTGCCGCGATTTGAGTTGTGGCTAATGTGCCAGTTGACTTTAAGATTTCATCTACATAGTCTGCTTTGGGTTTTAGTTCTCCGATTTCTTGTTGTAAAAGTAAGTTTTGCTCTTTTTCTTTCTTATACTCAGTCAACACTGTAATGATGTAGTCTGGATCTTTTAATGTTTGTTCAATTACATTGTCTGTTGCGTAGATACCGTGTTTGCGAATAGCTGGTAGGACATCTGATGTTACCCAGCGTTTGAATTTTCTAGCGTTTTCTCTAATTTTTTCGTTTTTACTTTGTTTAGAAGCGTCAAAGATTAAACTGTATAATCCTGATTCATTGATAATGATCATATTTCTGTTTTGACCTGATGCACTAAATTGGTGCGTCAGCTTGTCCTCGCTATCAACATGATTTCTGATGGCATTGTCTGCCCTTGCATATCCTAAAATTTCAGCAATATCTTTTCCTACAAAATAAGGTTCGTTTTCAATTTCCACTGTTCTTACTGGTAGCTCTTTAAAATTAAATGTTTGTAATGCTTGCATTGTTCGTTCCTCCTTTTAAGATGTTTGTTTGCGTTTCGTGTACTTTGTGGGTAAAAAAATATCTCCAATATTTTCGTCAAAAAAATCAGCGATAATAAACATCTCATCATTCTTAAATTGATGCTTTCCTAATTCCTTTAAACGATAACCTTCAGTTGATATATTCAAGAGGTTTGCTAAATCTTCTTGAGTACACTTTCTTTCTTTTCTCAACTTTATTAAATTCCATTGCATGTTGTCACCTCCCGCTTACAAAACTAACTATACACGATACGTGTACTTGAGTCAACATAAAAGTTTGCTTTTCGTGTATTTTTTTGTTGAATACCAAAAATAATTGGGTTATACTATAGGTAGATTTAAGGAGGTAAGAAAATGGATAAAAAAGAATTAGCGAAATTTATAGGCAATAAAATCAGATACTATAGAACCAAATTGAACTTAACTCAAGATCAACTTGGAGAAAAACTCAACACTAAAAAGGCTACTATTTCAAATTATGAGACAGGGTACAGAACTCCTAAACAAGATGATTTGTTTGAAATTGCTCATATTTTAAATATCAGTATCGATGATTTGTTTCCTACAAGAAATAATAAAAAAAACGACATCACTTCCATATACAGTAAACTCACGCCTCCAAGACAAAAAAACGTACTTAACTACGCAAATGAGCAATTAGATGAACAGAATAAAGTCACTTCTATAGATGAATATAAAGAGTCTAAACTAGTATCGTATATTGCATGTGGTGCAACTGGTGCTGGCATAGGAGAAGAATTATATGATGACATATTGCATGAAGAAGTATTTTTTAAAGAAGACGAAACGCCATCAAATGCTGATTTTTGTATTTTAGTTAATGGTGATTCAATGGAACCTATGTTAAAACAAGGAACATACGCTTTTATTAAGAAAGAAGATTCTATTAAAGATGGTACAATTGCACTCGTTGTATTAGATGGAGTAAGTCTTATCAAGCGTGTAGATATATGCGAAGACTATATTAATTTGGTATCTCTAAATCCGAAGTATGATGATATCAAAGTCGCTTCGTTTAGTAATATTAAAGTAATGGGCAAAGTTGTATTGTGATTAATAGCGCCTATGTGGCGTGAGGAGGATGAGGGATGGAAGAGAATAAAACTTTAAAAGAATACTTGCGTAAATTTTTAGAAGGCTACAAATATGTAGTTGAAAACAGATACAATTATCAGTTTAGTAGCAATCCAGAAGCTTTCCCATTCATGAGAAAAGACGATTACAAGATTTCGATATTTTATCTAAATCAATCTTTTTTTGAAGAACCTTGCATCGTCGTTATCTCAAATGACAGTAAATTAAAAGAAATATATAATTTTCGTAATATTGATATCAAATATTTGTCTAAACACTTTACTTCATACATATATGATTCTAAAAAGTATGTAGAAGAACAATCCGGATTATTAGATTTTAATAATTACATTTATTACACATCTATTTACTACGGAAAATATATCGGGACCGTAATATTACAAAACAATTTAGATTTATTTTTTAATTATGGCAAAAGATTAGCTAACGATCATTACAATACATTGATATCGAAGTCGAAAGAAAGATTGATAAACAAAGCACATGATGAAATACAACCGTTCAACCACTTAGATTTAAATAGTATGAAAGAGATTGTTGATGATATAACTTTTTCTTATCAAATAGAACAAGGATTACAAGCTTATAAAAGGGAATTGTATTTGCCAGCTGCAGCAACCTTTGCTGTTGCTATAGAGACGTTTTTAATCAAATTAAAAAAAGTTAATAAAATCAAACATAAAGACACCGATTCAACTATGTACACAAAATTATTAGGAGAATTAACTAAAGAAGGTAAAGTAAATTATAGAACCAAAAAACGAGTAGAAATTGCGTATAGTATGAGAAACATAATCAACCATTCACAAGCTGGTGCAGTAGCCAAAGGTGATTGTGACTTTCTTTTAAACACACTAAAAGACATTGTTGATGAAAACGAAAAAATATTAAGAGAATATACCAAATCAATTAATAAGACGGAATAAATAGGTATCCTTGTATTCAGATTTGATTTTTAACATAATTTGTTCATAAATTTTTAATTTAAGTTCTTGTTCATCGTCATAAATATCAAATTCACTACTATAATTTTCAACTGATTCTTTTATATAAGCTATTTCTGCGTCAGTAAACTTTACGCACATTTCATCACCTACTTTTTATTTTATTATATCACATTTAGTACCTAGTACTAAAATCACGGGTAGCCCGCCTACCCTTATTATTTTTTGCCAATTTTGAGGAGGGAGCACATGAAAGTAGCAATTTATACTAGAGTAAGTATGACATATTGCATGAAGAAGTATTTTTTAAAGAAGACGAAACGCCATCAAATGCTGATTTTTGTATTTTAGTTAATGGTGATTCAATGGAACCTATGTTAAAACAAGGAACATACGCTTTTATTAAGAAAGAAGATTCTATTAAAGATGGTACAATTGCACTCGTTGTATTAGATGGAGTAAGTCTTATCAAGCGTGTAGATATATGCGAAGACTATATTAATTTGGTATCTCTAAATCCGAAGTATGATGATATCAAAGTCGCTTCGTTTAGTAATATTAAAGTAATGGGCAAAGTTGTATTGTGATTAATAGCGCCTATGTGGCGTGAGGAGGATGAGGGATGGAAGAGAATAAAACTTTAAAAGAATACTTGCGTAAATTTTTAGAAGGCTACAAATATGTAGTTGAAAACAGATACAATTATCAGTTTAGTAGCAATCCAGAAGCTTTCCCATTCATGAGAAAAGACGATTACAAGATTTCGATATTTTATCTAAATCAATCTTTTTTTGAAGAACCTTGCATCGTCGTTATCTCAAATGACAGTAAATTAAAAGAAATATATAATTTTCGTAATATTTTGTAGTCTAGCTTCGTGTAGTAGTTTGTTTAACTTTTGTGCTGATATACCGTAGTCTGCCGCGATTTGAGTTGTGGCTAATGTGCCAGTTGACTTTAAGATTTCATCTACATAGTCTGCTTTGGGTTTTAGTTCTCCGATTTCTTGTTGTAAAAGTAAGTTTTGCTCTTTTTCTTTCTTATACTCAGTCAACACTGTAATGATGTGCCTTCTGAAATAATGTGATTGATAGATGTTTGTATTGTTTCTAATTCTTTCGATTTTTTTGCATTGAATTTCTGTAAAGCTTTTTCTCTTGCCTCACTCACTTGTTCAGCTGGTAACTGTTGACCACAACAACTACATACATTGTCATCAAGATATTCAAATTTTTGATTTTTAGCTTTTTCTAAATCACTTTTTAATCCTTTATGATTTTCTAATAATTGATTACGTCTATTTTCTTCATGTGCGATTTGTTGTTTGTTTTGCTTTAATCTTGTTTTAAGGTTCGCAACCGTTCCATTTTCAACGTGTAACTCATTTGTTAAAGTATGGATTTTGTTCTCATTACTTGCGCTGTTATTGTCTTCTATGCGCTTCAATTCTGATTGTTTATCAGCTAATTGGTTACGCAAATTAATTTCTTCTGCACCGTTTTGAATATCTATACGTTCATTTTCAAGTTGCTCAATTTCTTGTTTGATAATTGCGTATCTATCATTATCGAATTCAGGTACATCCTGCTTATTTTGTTGTGTTTGGTTAATACGTATCGGAATATCTTTGATATCTTTGTTAATCTGTTTTATCTTGTCCGTAAGAATCTTTTTCTTTGTTTCAATTTCATGATCTCCAAGAATATTATTTAATTCTTTAAAATCATCATTTGTTTTAATGACATCCTCATCATTGATTGGTTTAGCAATTTCAAACAACAAACTTCTTCGCTTCTTCCAATCTAGTAAGTTAAATGCTTGAGGGTTCGTAATTAACTTGAATACATCTTCATCAATCAGTTCATCAATACGAGCTTTATAATCCTTTACTTTTATTGATTCATCATTGATATATTGTTTCTTCGTTCGACTTCGTGAGTATTCCTTGCGATTCGTTTTTTGATTTATTGTGTACTTAGGATGTGACTCTTTTTTAAAAGTCGTAATTTTTCCGTCGATTTCAAATTCTGCGAAAACAGTCGGAATTAACTCATAATTTTCTTCGTTTTTTTCGTTTAAAGGTACAGGGTTAAATGATTTGGTTGAACCGTCTAAACCCTTATCGAAAAGCAGCCATTGTAATGCGGTTGCTGTTGTAGTCTTGCCAGTCGCATTATTGCCGTATATTTTTGCATCTTTACCGTCAAAGTTAAATTTTTCTTCTTTGATTCCAGCAAAGTTCGATATAGTTAACTTATTTATTTTCATATCTTTCCTCATGCTCCTTTTTTAATCTTCCGATGACCTCTTAGCACCTCGATAATTAAATTTTTTATTCGTTCATGGCTGTCTGGATTGATTTCATGTATCTGCACAAGCTTATTGTTTGTTTTGTAACTGTCGTGATAGTGCAAGAAATTAATCGATAAGTATCCGTGATGATTACGTTCAATTTCCAATAATGCTCGTTGGTTTGACAAAGTATATTCGTCGAATAACGTCTTAAAAATATTCAATATATTTCTTTCTGTATCTCTCATGCTTATACCTACCATTTCATGACTAAGTTAATTAGCCTGTCTCTTTCGTCTGTGTTCTCTTCAATCCATTCATAAATAGATTGATTTAATATGTCTAATGCTGTGTATAGATCATTCTCATCTGTTATATTTATACCGTCGATAAATCTATCTTCTAAATCTAAGACATTCACTAGAATGCTGTAATCTTGTTTCTTAACTGCTAATTTAAAATCGAATCCGTCTACATTAATTACTTTTTGACATACATCGCCAATTTTGTAGTACATTGTTGACACTTCCTTTATTTCGTTTTATATTGAACATGAATTTTTTCTTAAGTGTTTGTCACTGTTACTTGTTGTCGCAAGTAGCAGTTTTTTTATTATTTACAAATTCTTCTAAATCTTTTAAAGCTTGTTTATATCCCTTGTCATATGCTACTTGTTCAGAATCTCTTGAATATTTAGGAATTTTTACATTGTCGTATTCACCGTTTAAATAACGATTAATTCTATCTCTCTTCCGATCGGTAATTCTTCTTGAACCATTTCTTAACTTAATAAAATAAGTATCAGAGAAACCTAGCAAATATCCTATTTCTCTCACCGTTAAATCTTTTTCTTTCCTTCTCTTGTCAACTTTTTCCATCAAGTCTTTATCTGACATCTTTTCATTCTCCTTTGTTGTCATAAAAGTATTCTTTGTAGTATATGAATGTTGCGATACTTGCGAATCCCGCAATTGACCATGCTGTAGTGAAGTACAGCAATGGCATAAGCACAATCGCTAAGACTGTGAAGCACAGTACTGCTATTAAGTAGCTTTTATATGTGTCGCTCATTTGGCATTCTCCTCTTCTTTCATTTTTATAATCATGTCGATATATCCTCTCTCTAATGCAAAGTCGAATAGCATTTGTTGAATGTGTGGTGGCATTTCTATCATTCCTTTCGTGTATAATGTTGTTATCAACCTAAAGTGGTGATAAGTATGGATGTGTATATTAAATATTCATCTGGGGACGATTCAGTCATCCAAAATTTTCAATATCTTCTTGTAAATTCGAATAACGGCAATGAAAAAATCTCTAAAGACAAAGTGTCTAAAAAAGTTTTTACGCCAGGAAAGCGATACACCTTTGTCGGTGACAAAACTGTAAGTATATTTACAGCAGCTATTTCTCATGTCGAATTTATCGATTAATCTCTTTAAGCAACTCTGCAACTGCTCGCAACAGTTCAGGGTTGTTTCTTGTTTCTAAATTACTGTTTGCATGTTTTAGTAAATTGAGTTTTAATTTACTTTTTTCTTTAGCGATTCTAAATTTTTGTAACATTTGTTGTGCCTCCTTTGCATTTCCAAAAATTTAATATAATTTAAATTCGATACCATCTATTTGAATGTATAGATTATCTAAATCAGGGATTGCCTTTTTATATAAACCAAATCTTGATTTGATATCTGCTAATAAATAGGTATCTAAATTACCAATTGATAATAGTCGTCTATTACCTTCTTCGTCATAGTAGTAATAGATGACTTTTTTGTT